GCTTTGCGGGTGCCCCGTGGGGCCCCGCCGCCTACTGAGCAGGAGGAACATGAATAAGATTTCAATCGACCTGTTCTCTGTGTTGCTTACGATTGCTGTCCTTATTGGGACCTCGATCGTAGCTTTCGCAGGGTTCATGCTGATCGTCTTGTCACGTACTCCTGTTTAGGACATACCATGCCAACTAGGCTTCGTAACTATTCTTATGATGTTCCAGGTAGCAGAACAACGACCTGGGTTTCAGGTCCAACTCCTTTACCTGGCCCGCAAACCGATACTAATCAGAAAATGATTCAGTTTTCGATGAACGGTGTGTATTCCCAGAGCGGACAAAGACCGTATAAATTCTCTAATCCTCATTCGTACAACATTCATCATTGTGCGGAATGGAGAGGCGAGTTTACTCAGTTTTATCCGGTTCCGGGTTTACCGGAGCATAGAATGGTCACGAAAGGTTGCTTTAGCAGTAATTCTGCTCATGGCTACCGGCCTGCATGGGAACGTGGCACTCTCTACGAACGAGCCCTATCAAAGTTAAATGATAAGGCTCGTGGCAGTCTCGACTTGAGTATTTCTCTCGCCGAGTCAGGCCAGACCTACAGAATGACGAAATCCGTGGGAAAATTCATGGACTTCGCCAAGTATGCGGGTCTTGGCGGCTTTGTTGCCGGTACGAGGGCTGCGGCGAATGGGTGGCTTCAATATCGATACGGTTGGAAACCCTTAATGAGCGACATTTTTCAGGCCGCTGATGAGGGAATTCGGATCGTAATCAATAAGCTTGAGCATTTTCATGCTAAAGAGAAGATACCCATGATGGGTATGGTTAATCCCTTACAATCAGTCAATGGCGTGGCCGTCCCTACAGAAGTAGAGATGACCGGAGTTCAATCTGCTCGGTTTAGTATTAGCCTAAGGATGCCGGATGGTACTCATGATCCGACTCGATGGACTAGTATGAACCCGATTTCGATTGGCTGGGAGTTAATCCCTTACTCTTTCGTCTTTGATTGGTTTGTAAATGTCGGCGGTTACCTTCGTAACATTGAGACGGCGTTGCTGTATAATACACGATTTCACTCCGGCTGCCTGTCCGAAATATATGCTATCTCAACTGAGGAGCATGTAAATTTTTACCAGGATAAAGACCCTGGTAATACGAACAGGCGGTGGGAGAAGTTTTCGTGTTTTAGCAGAGACGTCAGCTTTGTTAGGACGGTGCTGACAGGTTATCCATCACCACGGAGACCCACCTTTCAGGTGGACCTTGGTAGCGGTAAGTTAATTACCGCTGCCGCGCTTCTTAGGCAGATGCTTAAGAAGTAAACCAGTGACCCCAACGTTGGGGTAAATTTAAGGAGCCTAAATGGCTGCCGTAAACATCGTCCTTGCGGACGCACAGGGAACCCCTGTAAACCATACGTTCATCCCTCTGGGACCGGACAAAAACGGTGTCTTCCTTTTTGAAGATCAGTCGCAAGCCAGCCCGATCGGTTTCTGGCGCATCAGCCTTCAGCTGAAGCGTCCGGACTCCGTTAGTGCTGGTGCGAACTCTGACAAGAGGACGTACCGTGCTATGATCGGCCTTCACGAGCCGGTGCTGGAAAACATTACTAACAATACTGTTTCCGGCATTGCGCCCGCGCCCACGATTTCATACGTTCCGCGGTGTTTTGTGGAATTTGTGATTCCTGAGCGTGCATCCCTTCAGAACCGAAAGGATCTGAGGAAGATGGTGACGTTACTTCTCGCCGAGGCCCAAACTTTGGCCATGGTTGAGACGCTCGTCACGCCGTTCTAAGCGAGGGACCTACCGATGCGCAGATACAGCGATGTAACAGAGTCCGTTGTACGGGCTCTTTGCGAGTCGATAGATACCCCTAGGTCTCTATCCGTCTGGTTGTGCTTTAAGCACAATCAGCGGGGGCTTCTTGAGCTCCCGCATGCGGATTTTGCAGGGTCTGATACGGGTGTATTTCAACTCGATTACTTTATTACTGAGTACTTATCTAAGTACAAGGCTCTAAAGACGTCGATTGATCTCCCCGGTGAGGCACTCAGAAAGTGGAAACTCTCTGAGCTGCAGTGCGCAGAAACTAATACTCGGTTCAAGCAGCTGAGGCTACGACCATTTACAGGTCGCGCTGAAAAGACGCTCTTTCGAGCACAGCGTAAAATAGCTTCAGTACTTGGTCCGCTTAAAGTATCTCGCGTACTTGCTAACTGCAAGTGGGGTCCAGGTGCCACGTACGACTTGCGTCGTGCGGATTCGGCTCCTGATAAAAAGATCTCTCAGGTATCTTCGGTTACCTTGGCGGCTCTCCCATATTACCGGGCGATCCTCCAGTCAGATCCTCATTGGGGTGCGTGTCTCCTTGGCAGCATGCCTTGGGGACCGTACTCACTCCTACCGGTATGTTTTAATATCGTTAGGGGGTCGAGGTTTCTAACGGTTCCGAAGTCTGCGAAAACCGACCGGTGTATAGCTGCAGAGCCTACTGGTAATTCATTTCTCCAGCAGGGTGTTCACAGTTATATACGCAGACGGTTAGCGCAGTTTGGTGTCAATCTGGATGATCAGTCCATCAGTCAGAGAGGTGCGCAGGATGCGTACCTTTCAAAACTGTCGACGCTCGATTTGAGCGCCGCGTCTGACACCATATCTCGTGAGCTTGTGTACCATTTGCTGCCGCTCGATTGGGCGCTATTCCTTGACTCTCTGCGATCTAAGGAAACTGAAGTTCGCGGAGAGTGGGTGCTGACTGAAAAGTTCGCATCCATGGGAAATGCGTTCTGTTTCGAGCTTGAGACCCTCATTTTCTGGGCTATTGCTAGCTCTGTCGATGAGGTTTCTGGTGGCGTAGACAGCGTTACCGTCTATGGTGATGATATCATCGTCCCCCGTAAGGCCTATCAGAGTGTGACAGAAATGCTCACGCTCTG